GGGAAAGATACGCTTTTTTCCCAATTGGAAAGTGTTGAATTGCTGACATTCAATTTTTTTGCCGCATCCTTTTGAATAAGCCCGGCGTTTACTCTTGCCGCCTTCAAAGTTACCTTTGCCACCTTGAAATTCTCCTTTCTAATCCGTTTTAACCGGATTTTCTGACAGTATCATTGTAACAGACAAATATGAACATATCAAGAACAAATCTTTAATTTTTTATAAAAAACTTCATTTTAATCGGATTTTGGTGTATAATACTAAAAAAGAAAGGTGGTGAAACCGGATGTCAAATTTAGGAAACAAAGAAGTGATGGCGAAGAATTTACATTATTATGTTGAAAGATCAGGGAAAACACAAAAAGAAATGGCAGAAATCGTTGGTGTTGCCACATCCACATTCAATGATTGGATGAAGGCGAAAGCATACCCACGTATTGACAAGATTGAAATAATGGCAAATTACTTCAAAATAATGAAATCAGATTTGATTGAAGAAAAGACCGAGGAACACAGAGAAATGCAAAAAAACAACGACACCATAACAGATGCCGTTGTAAAAATGCGTGAAGATGAAAATTTTTTGTCTGTTGTCGAAAGCTTGCTGAAATTGGATGCCGACAAAATGTCGGCGGTGGAAAAATTATTGTTGGTACTTCAAAAGTAGTTGGAAGATTAAATCAAGCAAAGATGTGTCATTGCAGTTCTGAAGCAATTCTACAATCTTTTCAATATATGCTTCTTTCATCTTTGTACTCCTTTCCGATTGTACCGGGGCATATATCAAAAATGATATACACCAAAAAATAATACTATGAATCAATCAAACAATCTATAAGTAAATTATACCACTAATAGAAAGTGAAAATTGTCAAAATAAGGTGGGGAAATATAAATGTATTATCAACCAGAATTAAATTTTACACCGGAAGAAACATTGGACTATTTGCGGAAATCGCAGTCAGATGATCCAAACCTGACCGTGGAAGAAGTGCTTGCCAATCATGAAAAATTGTTGGATGATTGGTCGGTTCAAAATCTTGGCGGCAAAACACCCGAAAAGAACAAATTCAGGGAAGTTGTTTCCGGGGAATCACTGTCAGAAAGAAAAGAAATGCAGCGGCTTTTACGCCTGATAGAATCCCCAAAGATCAAGGCTGTGAAAATCGTTGAACCTCAACGTTTGACACGTGGTGATGCTGAACAGATGGGAAGAATCATGAAGCTGTTCAAATACTCTGCTACCCTGATAATTACGCCATACAGGATTTATGACCTGCGGGATCAGTACGATTGGGATGCTTTTGAAATGGAGCTGCGCCGTGGGAATGACTATCTGAATTATTACAAAAACATTCAGCGCAGGGGGCAATTGTTAAGCGTTGCAAGCGGAAATTTTATTGCTTCCATTGCTCCGTATGGATATGACAAAATTAAAATCAAAGAAGGAAAAAAGGAATGTCCTACCCTTAAAGAAAACCCGGAACAAGCAAACGTTGTGCGAATGATATTTGACATGTATGTGAATCAAAACATGGGCGTGAATCTGATCGGAAAGCATCTTGACAGCCTGAACATCAAACCGCCAAAAGGGAAGTATTGGTCACCGGACTATATGCGGGATATGCTTTCAAATGTTCACTACATAGGAAAGGTTAAATGGAATTGGCGTAAAACTGTCACCATCGTTGAAGATAGCGAAATAAAAAAAATAAGACCAAAAGCCAAAATTGGGGAATATCTTATTTATGAAGGGAAGCATGAAGCCATCATATCCGAAGAATTATTCAATGCAGCCCAAGAAAAGCACGGAAAAAATCCACGGGCGAAACCATCAACCAAAATGAGAAACCCGCTTGCCGGGCTTCTGTTCTGTCAATGTGGACGGGCTATGACATACCGAACACACAAGAAAAAAGATGGAACCGAAAGATGCGCCCCTCGCCTTTTGTGTGACGGTCAGGTGCATTGCGGTTCGGGTTCTTGTTTGTATGATGAAATGATTGAAAAGGTTGTCAAGGTGTTGGAGCAGTGCATTGAAGATTTTGAAATCCGGTTGACCAATGACACCGGGGATTCCGCAAAGCTCCACGCAAAATTGATCAAAGACCTTGAAAAGAAATCAAAAGAATTGGAAAGAAAAGAGCTGGCACAATGGGAACAGCAATCACACCCAGATCCTGAACAACGGATGCCGCCGCATATCTTCAAGCAGCTGAATGAAAAGATATTAAAAGAAAAGGAAGAAATCAATGAAGCGCTGTGTAAAGCCTACGAATCTATGCCGGAACCCGTTGATTATGCAGAAAAGCTTGTCAGGTTCAAAGATGCCCTTGAAGCATTGAAGGATCCCGATGTGGACGCAAAGACAAAAAACGCCCTTTTGAAAAGCTGTATTGAAAGAATCGAATACAAAAGAGAAAAGCCGCAAAGGATAAACAGCAAACAGGAAACCTATTATGACAAGGAAAAGAAAAAAACACGTCACAGATCCCCATTAAATACGGGGGCAAATTGGACAACCCCGCCCATTGAGCTTGACGTGAAGCTAAAAGTGTAAATATGACGTCCATCATCTGTGTACCAATGAACCCGTACACGGATGATGGATATAAAAGGAACGATGAAAAATGAACGGTCAAAGAATCGCAAGGAAATATGTTGAACGCCTGTCAGACAAAGATCTGCAAGGATTGTTGAAAGCAGCAAATGAAGATCCTTCCCTTGAAGCTGTTGTTGTTGCACACCTGATAAAACGTGAAATTGAAAAAAGGAAATCCAAATCCAAATCAAATCATGAATGACAATATTGAACCGCCGGAAATTTCGGCGGTTCTTTTTCGTGTTTACAAATCGTTTACAAATGTTTAAAAGTTTGTCCACCATTCACCACCGAAACGGTGGTATAATAAAGACACTGAAGGGCACCGCCCAAGATTGAAAGGAATTAAGAAAATGGCAAGCATCGAATTCATCACCAAGAGAATTGAAGGCAAGGAAAAAGAGCTTGACAAGCTCAACAAGAAGCTCGCAAGAATCCGCAAGGTTGAAGCGCAGAATTGGGAAGATCCCAACCCCTACTATTACAGCGAATATGATCTGAAATGCACCCTGAAGGACATTGAAGCCGCACAAAAGGCTCTGGACGATTACAAAGCCCAGCTGGTAGCGGAAAACGAAAAGGCAGCAAGCAGAAATGTTCAAGTCATCATTGATTTCCTGAACGGCTGGAAAGAAAGAACATTCGACTTCTACGAAATGTCCGTTGAAAAATACGAAGAAGCATATCGTGAATACCTCAAAAAAAACAGCGAATATTGCAAGTGGCAAAACAATGGTGGTTGGAAAGATCCAAACGCAAAAGAAATTACCGCTAAAAACAGAGAATATTGTCAAAAGTTTCGTGAAACTTGGAATTGGATTACTCCCTATGTTGAAAGAGAACGCAATTACAATACAAACACTTGGGAAATCGTTCTGAAAGCAGACAAACTTCGTAAAGACCTTGAACAGGAAGCCAACCGCAAATACGATTTCATCATCGAAAGAACCAACGCCATTGTCGGAACAATCACTGATGCAAGCTTCCTGAAGGTCGGCAACAAAGGTGATCTGAATGGTTACATCAAGGGAACAAGAGGAACGGCAAAGATTGAAACCATCGGCGCCGGCGGATATAACATCCAATGCTTCCACTTCAGAACCCTGATCAACAAAATGTAATAAACCACAAACAAAGGGCGGCGGATCCCCCCCGCCGCCCGAACAAGAAAGGAAAACATCATGAAGAAACAACGCTTTGAAATCTGGATCAACGGTCACTATCTTGAATCCTTCAAGACAGCCGAAGCAGCGCAAGCAAGGGTGAACACCTATGAAAGACTTGACCGCTATGAACGGGATGTGGAAGGCTACACGAACCCCCTTCCCACCTACGAAATTAAGATTGCATAAGAAAGAGAGGAAAGAAAAATGAAATGCAAAGATTGCCCGTATTTTTGGGCTGATTGTGATGACAAAGGAACACCGATTGACCGCCCCTGTTGTCACTATCAATGGGATGATGGATGCGCCCCATGCGAAGTTGATGACGATTATGAAACCGAAGATGTTGATGATTAAGAAAGGAAATAATGACATGAAAACGACATTAAACCAAAAAACCGTGACATTAAAATTGAAAAGAATTGAAGTTTGCAATTTGATGATAGCTTGCACCGCATTATCACAGGGAGAGAACAGGGAGCATTGGAAAGAGCTTCACGATAAGTTGAAAGAAATTATAAACGAATTTGACGAAAAAAACATGGATTGAAAGAAGGATAACTGAACATGAAAATCAGCAAAAGAAAATTTGTCATCGTAAAAATGAGTGATGGACGATACACAATCGCAATTCGCAAATTCCCCGATCACCCCCTTGACCGCAACGGATTCCCCAACAAGAAAGCCGCCAAAAAGCGCCTGAACGAATACATCAGAAAAGTCAATGCAACGCTTTGAACGGAGAAATGGACAACAAATGACAGAACACGAAATTGAAACGATGTACTTTGACAAGGAAATGAAGGACATCAAAAAATGGTGTGTCGAAAACAAGCAAACCATAAGATACCACGGTCAAACCTACTATTTATATCAAAACAAAATCTATGATAAAAACATGAATTTGGTTATAGAAAACGCCGAAAACGGCTTTCTTGATCTTTACGAGTATTTTGAATACTTTCCACAAAACAAAGAATAATCCAAAACCGATCCGGGGCGGTCAATCCCCGGAAGAAAGGAATTAAAGATGGGAACAAAAATTGAAAGGCTGAAAAAGCTGAAAGAGCTTGCCATGCGTGGTGTCGGCGGTGAAAAGGAACAGGCGGCTGCGCTTCTCGAAAAACTGATCAAAAAATACGGCGTTTCTATGGATGACCTTGATGAAACGATAGAGAAAGATTTTGAATTTACATACCACGGGAAACACGAATATAAACTGCTCATACAAATTGCATATAAAGTGAAAAATGATATTCCCGACATATACCCGCTTGTTTACACAATGAGTGGACGAAAGTGCAACACAAAATGTCTGATCCTATGCACCGAAGCGCAAAAAGTCGAAATTGATTTCCTTTTTGACTTTTACAAAACGTTATGGAAAAAGGAAGTCGATTTTCTGATGCAAGCGTACATTCAGAAACACAGCCTTTTTGGTGATTTGAAACCCGGTCAAAAAGGAATGGAAATGTCGGTGGAAGATCAGATAAAATTGGAAGCTATGAAAAAAGGGCTTTCCAACGATGCCCCGCTATTACAAATCACGGATGGAAGCCATGAAAGGAAAGGAAAATGAAAGCAGCAACCAACAAGCAAAGATGCAAAAATTGCGCCCACAAATGTGTTTGCCAATATCAATCGTATTACGAAAACCTTGAAGGCGTTGAAAAATGCAAGCACTATTGGTCAAAGCAAAAAGCATTTGAAAGCAGAAACGGCAGCACAAAAACCGCTTTTCACAAACAGTTTACAGAAAATTAAACAAAACCGGAAGAATCCACCCCTTGTTTGGTGGTATCATGAAAAAATGAAGAATGAAGGTGACAATCAATGCAAAGCTGCACAATAGCAAAGAAAAACAAGGTCGGTGAAACATCAAGCAAATATGGCTTTCCCGGTGGCGGTGATCGGTTTGTTTCTGATATGCAAGCCCACGAAGAACGGCAAAATTTCCTTTGGTCTGAATTTGTCGCTTTCATGAAGTCCCACGACGTCACCCCCTCGGAATTGCGCTCCATGTTCACCCGCTATTATGAAGAATTTTTAACATGAAAGGATGATACACAATGAATTTCAAAGAGCTTCGCATCGCATCCGGAATGAAACAACAGGATTTTGCAAATTATTTTGGGATCCCAAAGCGCACAATCGAAAATTGGGAAGCCGGTGTGAATAAATGCCCGGAATATCTGCTTGATCTGATGAAATACAAGCTGATTCATGAAATGATAGGAGAAATTCACGGGCAATGGGAAATTTGTGAAGATGGTGACTTGATTCAATATAAATGCCCCATCTGCAAAAAATTGATGTTTACCTTGAAAAACAGTGCGGCGCCATGTCAATGCGAATGGTGCGGCGCAAAGTTGGACAAATAAAAAAAGAGGACAGGCGCAAATGCCTGTCCTTTTGTAATGCCCCAAATTTCGCTTCTGCGGGCTTTTCTTTTTATCCTACCAAGTACCCGCAAATTTCATTCCGTGCGCACAGGCGCAAGATTTTGCGGGAATGCGGCGGTGTTTTGGTCATCGTTTGCGAAGTGCTTTCAAAATGCTGTTTACCTTGGCTTGAATGTCTTTGTAATTGTACCCTGCTTTTTCAATTCGCTTTTTTCGTTCTGCTCCATTGCCCCATTTCCCAATGATGACTTCTTTCGCAATCGCAGACACCGTTTTTTTGCCCTCTCCGGCGTTTTCTTTGTCATAAGCGGGAACAGCATACCCACGAATATATTTGCCGTTCACGGCTAAAATTCGGCGTTTCACGGCGCTTGAATAGTTTCCTTCAATAACAGTGATCTGACCGCCTGAAACCTTCTCCACAATGCCAACATGATCCGCATTGCCTTTGTTGTCCCCTTTGCCATTGTCTTGCCAATCATAGAAGATGATTTCCCCCGGTTTCGGTGTGCGGTTTTCGTTCTCAATCCATGCGCCTTTTTTCTTGAACAGCTCGATCATCTTCTGACAGCTGCACTCGGTTGGAATGATGCTTGTATAGCCCAATTTGATTGATACAGCTGAAACAAAGGTTGCGCACCATTCATCCGTATATTTGACCTTATACCCCCTTGCAAGCGGCTTGTGGGCGTTGTATATGTCAATGATTGTCTTGTGTGATCCGTTTGATTCTTTCTTTCCAATCCACGCTTTTGCTTGGTTTACCACTTTACTTGCGTATTTTGCCATTTTTCATCTGTCCTCTCCAATGTTGTCTAACGTGCATAAAAACTCAAAATATGCATTTTAAAAGTGAAAATTTGAGAAAGTTTCTCAAAAAATGCACTTAAAACACGCAAAAATCAATTTTTGTTGTAAAAGATTGATACTATACTTTCAAAAAAAGAAAAAGGGGAAGCCAAATTGACTTCCCCTTTATAAAATTATTCTTTGCCCTTCGGCTTTTGATATGTCAGCGCCTGTTCGCTGTCCGCCATTCCCTTTGTGGTTGGATCCGTGACGATGCCAAGGATCGCAAGCACGCCAAATGCGGCGTTCACCACTGCAAGAAGCTTGTTTCCAAGATCCCCAAGGTCAAGCGAAACCCCAAAGACAGCCGCAACCACCTGAACAAGCAGAAGCAGCGCCGGAATGACTGTGATCCAGAAATTTTTGTTTTTGATTCTGACTTTCCAATTGATTTTCATAAAAACCATCCTTTCAGGAAACAACGTCCCATGTCTGAATTTCTTTGTAGATCTTATCAATGAATGAATTGCCCTTCAGTGCTTTATATGATTTGTAAAGCATCAAAAAGTTTTCATATTCATATTGACGGATTTCCTTTTTGTTCTTGTTGTGATAATAGATCCGCAACATTTCCGTTCGATGCTGGCATTTGATTCCGTTTGCGATTCTATAAACCGCTATGACCAACGGGATCAGAATGGCATCAATGCACAGCGTAATAATCGTTGTCAAATCCATTGGTATCAATCTCCGTTCGGGTTCGGCTCGCAGGAAACAAGATACGCCACACGAAATCCGTGGTAAAAGACTTGATCAAAAGGAAGAAGCGTTGTCTTTACCTCAATAAGATCTTTCGTCGTATTGAGAATTTCAAGGTCTGTCATATCGTTGCTTCTAATTGTGCCTCGAGCTGGATCGTGATAATCCCAATGTCCGTAGTCTTGATCCAGCGTTATTGGATTGTTTGATGTACTTAACATCTTTTGAAAAGAAATGCCAAACCTGTATTTATAATTACTTCCATCCATCGCCTCAACTTCATCAACCGCACCCCAAGTCGGACATACAGATGTTCCGCTTTGAATATACAGCGCACACCGCATCAATGCCGTTGCATAATCTTCCTTGACATGGGGATATGCAACAATGCCTTCAAACACATCAATGTATTTGAAGGTGATCGTGTTTGTACCAACAGGGCAAATGTTGATCTTCAGCTTGTTGTTGTAGTCACCAAGATCATCGTCCCACGTGCTGGTTGTCAAAGCGGAAATCATGAATTTTCCAAAATCCATTGATTTTGCCGAGCCGCCCGGTGTCACCGTAAATGTGCAAATCTTATCATCTGCCATTGCGGAAATGGTGTAGGTGGTTGTTTTGAGCTTGCCAATCTGGATGAACTGCGTGAAGAAACCTTGCGTGATGGCTGACGATCCGGTTATTTCAACGCCCTCATTCAACACCTTCACTTTGACTTGGTGCGCTCTCCACATATCAACAGTGTATTTGACTGAATCTGTTGCATCATACGTCTTTTCTCCACGCTGATTGCATTGGAAATCACCGTTGATCAGCATGTTTTGTTTATAGAATCCATGCTGAATGTCCGCCATTGGAGCCAGCAATTGAAACAAAGGTTCAACCCTTGTGATGGTCAAACCTTCCAAAACAACACGATACAGATTCATGTCATGCGTAGTGACGCCATTCAAAATGCTGTCGGAATATTGATTTTCGGGATCCGTGGGCGTACCCGCCGCCGGCGTGCCTTGATGAACACCCAAGTGTGCAGTTTCAACGCCCGTCGTGCGGTTGAGTATATAACGAATTGCAATAATATCATGGCGGTTCATCCCCTGTGTGCCGTTCGCAATAACGGCATCAAGATATGAACCGGC